GCAAAGGAATGTGCTAGATTTGTGCTTCCACTTGCCACTCCAACCCGTCTGTATATGACTGGTTCGTGCCGTTCTTGGATTCACTACATTAATTTGAGATCTGCACATGGCACACAGAGAGAGCATATGGATGTTGTGGAAAAGGCAAGATCCATATTTACCGAACAATTTCCTTCGGTTTCCGAAGCTCTTGGATGGGTCTAAATAAATTACTTAGTTTCTTATTATGCCTTTATATCCTGTAAAAAATCTAAAAACTGGTGAACAAAAAGAAATTCATATGCTCGTAGAGGATTATGAAAAGTGGAGAGAGGAAAACCCAGATTGGGATAAAGATTGGTCTAAAGGAGTTGCTGGATTTCGGACTAGAAGTTCTGATTGGTATACTAGTGATCAAATAGCAAATCCAGTAGCATATGATGATAAAAATAATAGTTTATCTGAATCAGCAACCAGTAACGAGAGAGCATCTGTTAGGGATCCTTCTTTAGCAAAAAATAAAAATGCACACTTATTCAGACATTAAATAAAATGGCAACATATCCTGTTAGAAATAAAGAAACTGGTGAAGAGAAAGAAGTTGTAATGAGCGTTCATTCTTGGAGTCAATGGAAAGAAGATAATCCTGATTGGGAAAGATTTTTCACTCCTGAAAATTCTCCATCTTTAGGAGTTGAGAGTGTTGGTGATTTTCAAGATAAACTATCTAAAAAACATCCATCATGGAACGAAGTTTTAAATAAAGCTGATAAAGCAGGTGGAATTTCTGCAAGATTGGCAAAAAAATCTGGTATTAACTCAACTCAGGAACATGACTCCTCTTTTGATACTCCTAAAAAATCTAAGTAAATATTATGCCTAGAAAAAAGAAGGTTGAACAACCTATTGGGGTTGGATTGACTACTAAACAAATAAAAAGAAAGAAACCAATTAATACCGATTATCTTATTGATATTAATCCATTAACGGATAATCAGAAAAGATTGTTTGATTCTTATAAAGAACAAAAACATCTCGTTGCTTATGGTATTGCTGGAACAGGTAAAACATTCATTACCTTATATAATGCTATAAAAGACGTTCTTTCTACAGATACTCCATATGATAGAATCTATTTGGTTCGTTCATTAGTGTCTACTCGTGAAATTGGGTTCTTACCTGGTGATCATGAAGATAAGGCAGACATCTACCAGATTCCATATAAGAATATGGTGAAGTATATGTTCCAAATGCCTTCTGATGCCGACTTTGAGATGCTTTATGGTAATTTAAAGGCACAGGAAAGTATTAAGTTTTGGAGTACTTCTTTTATTCGTGGCACAACATTAGATAATGCAATCGTGATCGTTGATGAGTTTCAAAACCTCAATTTCCACGAATTAGATTCTATCATCACTCGTGTGGGCGAAAACTCAAAAATTATGTTCTGTGGTGATGCAAGTCAAACTGACTTAACTAAAACAAATGATAAGAATGGTATTGTAGATTTTATGAATGTTCTACGAAAGATGCATTCATTTGATATAATAGAGTTTGGTGTTGATGACATCGTTCGTTCAGGACTTGTCAAAGAATATATTATTGCCAAACTTGAGTCTGGTTTATGAAGAATCCTTTTCCTATAGCATGTTACGATAATTTTTACGAAGACCCTGATCCTGTTAGAGAATTTGCTTTAACTTTGGATTATAGTAAGTATGGTGGTTTTTATCCAGGATTTAGAACTTCCTGTATATCAGTAATAAATCGTAAATTATGGGAGTATTCTTATAATAAAGTATTATCGATGTTTGGTGATTATTCTGAACTTACTCCAGATAATTATGAGGTTTATTCATTTTTTCAAAAAATTTATAGATTTTCAGGTGATCCAGAAGATGTTATAAATGATGGTTGGATTCATTGTGATGGTTCTACTTTATTAGCTGCGGTTGTTTACTTAGATAAAGAACCGTTTTCTGATAATGGAACATCTTTTTATAATAAAGTTAATTCTTCATCTAAAACCATTGTGTCACAGGTAGATGGTGATGTTGATCAAACCCCTTATGATAGAATTATAGGTGAGTCTGATCATTGTAAGATAGATGATGTTGATTGGTATAGAGATAAACTTATTGAAAATAATAGTCAATATAATTTGACTGTTAATGTTAAGAACTGCTATAATAGATTGATATCGTATAGTGGAGATCAATGGCATGGTCAATCAAATTATTGGATGCCTAATGATGAAGATTTTAGATTAACTCAAGTATTTTTCTTTTATAGGATGAATATACCAGTAAATTTAATACCTAAAATTAGGTGTAGTGTAGATGGAATTTAATGAAACATTTTTGGAACATAGTTTTCCTATAACATGTTACGATAATTTTTATAAAGATCCAGATACTATTAGAGAATTTGCTCTTACATTAGATTACACTAATGATGGTGGATTCTATCCAGGATTTAGGACTAAGTGCTTATCTTCTATTGCAGAAAATTTCTATGAAGCATCTATATTTAAATTATTATCAGTATTTGGTTTATTTGATGAATCAAGTACTTCTTGGGAAGTTCATTCTCATTTTCAAAAAACTTGGTCATTCTCAGAAGATCCAAATAGTATATTGAATAAGGGTTGGATTCATGCTGATCCTAAAACTATTTTAGCTGCTGTTATTTACTTAGATCCAACTCCAAATAATGATAGTGGAACATCAATGTACACATTAACAGATAATGATTTTACATCTGAGTATTCTGATGATAGAATGAGTAAAATACGTTATGATGTTCTTAGATCTACCACATCTTGTGATATAGATTCTGGTAAACATTATGAAAAATGTTTAATTAATAATAATAAACATTTTGAAAAAACACTTGAAGTTAAAAATTGCTATAATAGAGCAATAATGTATAGTGGATATCAATTTCACGGACAATCAAGTATTTACAATAAATCTGATTTTAGATTAACTCAAATTTTCTTTGTTAAAGATTTAAACACCTCAGTAAACAATATCCCAAGATGGAGATGTGATAACTATGCCCTTTAATCATGTTGATTTAGACCTTCAACCTCTTGAACGAGAGCATATAGATGGAGTTCGTTACTATAAGATTCCTGATGAGGATGAACTCGTCAAAATGGTTTCTATTACCTCAGTAACTAGTCATTTTAATAAAGAAATTTTTATTAATTGGAGAAAGAGAGTAGGTAATGAAGAAGCAGATCGTGTTACTAAAGCAGCAACAGGTCGTGGAACCGATATGCATACCCTTACAGAACACTATCTGAAGAATGAAGATCTACCTGAAGTGCGTCCCATTTCAGACTTTTTATTTAAGATTGCCAAGGGTAAATTAAATAAAATAGATAATATATACGCTCTGGAAGGACCGCTATATAGTAAAGAATTAGGTATTGCTGGAACTGTTGATTGTATTGCTGAATATGATGGCGAGTTAGCGATAATAGATTTTAAAACATCAAAAAAACCTAAACCACGGAATTGGATAGAACACTATTTTGTTCAGTGCATGGCATACGGATGTATGTTATATGAGATGAAGGGAATATCAATTAAAAAACTGGTAATTATTATGGCCTGCGAAAATGGCGAGTGTGTAATTTATGAAGAACGAGACAAAGCGAAGTACATCAAACTTCTCGGAGAATACATTAACAAATTTGTTAAAGATAAACTGGAGCTCTATGGAACCAAATAAAGAATTAGAAAAGGCGATAGAGAGCAAGTTTCTCACTCCAATAAAATTTTCTATGGAAATTGAAAAAATCGTAGCAGAGGAGGGTTTTAATTATATTGATGCAATAGTTTATTATTGCGAATCAAATAATATTGAGGTAGAATCGGTAACGAAACTTATATCTAAACCTCTGAAAGAAAGATTGAAATGGGATGCTACTCGTCTCAATTTTATGAAAGCAACTTCTAAAGCTAAATTACCTATTTAATTATGCCGTCTCAACTTGATTTATTGCATCATCGTTTACAAGCGATTTTGCGTGACTATAATATGCCCGACCTTGAATATCTTGGGGAAAGAAAAAGTTGGAAGTCTGGTGAAATAGTTCACTGGTATAGGGTAGGTGAGGCAGAAGTGCCTATTGATGCTATTACAGAATTTGAAACGGAGGAAAATGATGACGAAGATTAGATTTGCAGGTGCTCAGATACCTATTCATGATGAAGATATCCAATATAATAAGAAGGAGATCTTTAAGGCATTAGATTGGGCAAAGGAAAATAATGTTGATTTAATACAGACTCCAGAAGCTTGTCTTTCTGGGTATGGTTCTGTATGGCAGGAAAAGATAGATGAATTATTTGAGGCATTAAAGGAAGTTGAAGACTATCAAAAGAAATGTGGAGTTGCTTTAAATTTAGGAACTTGTATGCTCAATTTTGAACAGCAAGGTTATCTAAAAAGAAATCAAATTAGACATTATAGTAAGGAAGGTGAGTTATATTCAGTAACTAATAAAACTTATGTAGTTCAAGCTGATATTAATTGTATACCCTCTTTTACTCCTGTTGTTAAGTTTAAGACTCCGTTTTCAAATGGAGTTTCTTTAATGAGTGCTGTTGGTATGGTATGTAATGATATGTGGGGAGCACCTCAAGAGCAAGGAGTTGATTGCAAACCCATAAAGTCATTAAATGAACTTGTTGCTGAGAGAAAACCAGATATTATATTTCATTCTACTAATGCATTTTCATTTCCAGAAATTGAAGTTGATGATAAAGAATGGAAAACTGGCAATTTACAGTCATTAAGAAATATTGAACATCAATTTCCCATTAGAGAAGTTATGGATATGTGGACTGAAGCTTGGTTGAAAATGACTGCTTTCCGTGCTTCTTGTTCAATTTTAACAGTAGATTGTGCCACTCATTGGGGATGGACGGGTAATGAAGATCTTATTGATAAGTGTAAAACTTCATCACCTAGTGGATTTATTAATAATTTAGGAGAATGGCAAACGGACGTTCCAAGATATGGTAGACAATATTTTTATCATGATATTTAATGAAAGTGACTCCCTTTGAGACCTATCGCACATACTTATCAATGAAAAGTCATTTTACTAACCCTAAGTATGACTTTATCAAGTATGGTGGCAAATCTCGTGCTACAATGACATCATTCAATAAAAGGAAAGATAAGTATTGGTTTGAGAAAACTTCTAGGAAGTATTCAGATCAAGAGGTAATAGATTTTCTTTTATCAAATTTCGTAAACGCTACTAACCCCCAAAATTTATGGATTGGAGAAATTATCAATTC